ACAATGACAAAAGTGTTTGACGCAACAAAATTTAGGAAAAGTATAACGAAGTCCATACAGGGACTGGGCATAGGATTTAGTGATCCAACAGACTGGATATCCACAGGCAACTACGCTCTAAACTATTTGATGACCAGTGATTTCAACAAAGGAATACCATTGGGCAAGGTGACTGTGCTCGCAGGAGAATCGGGAGCAGGTAAATCATACATAGCATCAGGAAACATAATCAAGAACGCTCAGGCACAGGGTATCTTTGTGATCCTTATAGACACGGAGAACGCACTTGATGAGACATGGCTACAGGCACTAGGTGTTGACACATCAGAAGAAAAACTCCTTAAATTAAGTATGTCAATGGTGGATGACGTGGCAAAGACCATATCTGAATTCATGAAGGGCTACAAGGAACAACACGCCGACAACAAAGAGGGTGCTCCTAAAGTTCTTTTCGTGATAGACAGTTTAGGTATGATGCTGACACCTACAGATGTAAACCAATTCGAAGCAGGAGACATGAAAGGTGACCTAGGTAGAAAACCTAAAGCACTTACGGCACTGGTTAGGAATTGTGTGAATATGTTTGGAAGTTGGAACGTTGGCTTGATAGCCACGAACCACACATACGCGTCACAGGACATGTTTGATCCAGATGACAAGATATCCGGTGGACAAGGTTTCATCTACGCAAGTTCTATCGTGATAGCGATGAAGAAACTGAAATTGAAAGAAGACGAGAAGGGCAACAAGATATCAGAGGTAAGGGGTATCAGGGCGGCGTGTAAGGTCATGAAGACCAGATATGCCAAACCATTCGAGGGTGTCCAAGTCAAGATCCCTTATGACACAGGCATGGATCCCTACAGTGGATTGGTGGACCTGTTCGAGAAGAAGGGCATACTGGTACAGACCGGAAACAGGCTGAAATATGTTGATCCACAAGGCAAGGAACACATTGATTTCAGGAAAGCATGGACAGGTGATAAATTAGATATGATAATGGCAAACTTCAAGGAAAGCACAGAAACAAAAGCAAAGAAAATTAATACCGAAGAAGAGGAAACCGAAGAATAATGATTGATTTTACACACGAAGACATAGAAAGACTATGGAATGCTATATCTCACTACGTACCCGAGAGGTCCCGACTCGATGCCGCAATTGATTTCATCAAGAGCCTCGACGACATAGGAGTGGAGCATGACGAGATAAGAGCCTCTGGTGAATTTGATCCAAAACTAGAAGAAGCGATCAACACAGTGTTCGAAGAAGAGGATGATCTAGATTACGAAGAGGAGGAGTAATGAGAACTGGCATAATAGAAAATTGTGTTGACGATGAAACTATAGACCTAATTGCTACCACTTTAAAAAGTAAACAGCAACCATTTATCAATCCACATTCGATGACATGGCCATCAAGTGTTGACACAGGATTTTTCAAAATCCTTGAGAGGAAAATTGTGCCAAAACTAAAAAAACATTTTGACCCTTTCAAACTTGTAAAATTAAATTACACAGAAACGACAAAACCTTTTGGTGTACACTTTGATGACTGGCAGACACATAGCATGGGCACACCTTACATGTCAATTCTTTTACCAATTTCTGAAAATGGTATCAAGACCTTTGTATTTGATAACGTTGCCAAATACGATGATGTTTTCCCGCGCAATACAAAGATAGTTGCAAAGGAGTTCTTCAAAAACCATCCAGTTGGAAAAAGTTGTTTTAGACCCGGAATGGAACACATACCTGAATATGGAGGAAATGATATTTTACACAAAATCAAGTTTTTAGACGAATTACCATGGAAGAAGAACAGTGCTATCTACTGGCACAGTAGTTTACTACACGCTGGTTCAAACATAGATGAGAAAAAATTCATCATAATGCACACAATCAGGGACGAAGGGGAACCAAATGATAAACTGGTACAGTGAAGTAAGTAGAAGCCTTTCAAAAATACCAGACTGTGTTGCATTCTTTGATCAAGAACTGCTTGAAGCAAGGAAACAGTGCAAGATATATGGAAACCTAGAAAAGGCGTCGGCGGCACTACCAGGCATAGTGGAAGAACGGTTCAGCCAATTACAGCAACTGGAAGCTATTCTAGAATATCTCAACATAGAGTTAAGAAGATTAAGGTCAAAAACATTCCGCAAATTCCTAGAAAACTATAATAGAGCGTTGTCTAGCAGAGATGCTGAGAAGTACGTGGATGGTGAGGATGACGTAGTGGATCTCACAAAGATCGTGAACGACTTCGCACTGTTGAGAAACCAATGGCTGGGCATAACCAAAGGGTTGGACCAGAAGCAATGGCAGATAACCAATATCGTCAAACTAAGAGTGGCGGGAATGGAAGATGCCGACATCAGATAGAATCATACTCACTGACGTAGACGGGGTACTGCTGGAATGGGAACACCACTTCACCAAGTGGATGTTACAGAAATCCTATTTCGATGAACAAGGCAATCGATACTACCCTCATAAATTGTTGCCCAACAAACAGAACGAATACGAGATGGCAAACCGGTTTGGAGTCAGTAAAAAAGAGATCAGGGCACTGATAAGAGAATTCAACAGAAGTGCCTGGATGGGCACACAGAGACCCATGGAAGAATCACAGACCTGGGTAAAGTTGTTGGCCGCAGAGGGATGGACATTCATACCCATAACATCGCAGACATCAGACATACCAGCACAGGAACTGCGAAAGAGGAGATTAGGAGAACTGTTCGGAGATCATGTGTTCACAAATTACCACATACTGGGCACAGGAGCGGACAAAGACAGTGCTTTAGCGGAATTCCACGGTACCGGACTGTATTGGATCGAGGACAAGCCTCACAACGCTGTAGCCGGGCTCAAATACGGTTTAAACCCCATATTAATCGACCACCAATATAACAGAGACTTTAGCCACCCTGACGTACAACGGGTAAGTAATTGGAAACAGATACACGAAATATTATCGGGAAGAAAATGAAGGTATACGTAGGTTGGGATTCTAGGGAAGACATCGCATATCAAGTGTGCGAGCATTCGATCAAACGCAGAGACCAAGAAGCAATAGTTGAACCCTTAAAACAAAACGAAATGAGAGCTCAAGGTATCTACACAAGAGACGTAGACAAACTAGCATCAACGGAATTCACATTCACTAGATTCTTTGTCCCCTATCTAAATAACTTCAAGGGTTGGGCAGTGTTCTGTGATTGCGATTTTGTCTGGAAGGTGCCTGCTAAGGAACTTGAGAGGTATTGTGACGATTCAAAAGCAGTGGTGTGTGTGCAACACGATTACACGCCTGAGGACGGATCTATCAAGATGGATGGCCAGATACAGACTGCCTATCCAAGGAAGAATTGGTCCAGTATGGTGTTATGGAACTGTGCCCATGAGAAGAACAAGATTCTCACTCCGGAGTTCTTAAACAAACAGACGCCAAAATTCTTACACAGGTTTTCTTGGTTGGACGATCAAGACATAGGATCACTTCCGCATGAATACAACTGGTTGGTGGGATGGTACAAGGAACCCAAAGATGGCAAACCCAAGATTCTTCACTACACTGAAGGTGGTCCGTGGTTTGACGGATACCGTGATTGCGAGTATTCCGATGACTGGAAAAAAGAAGTGATAAATCTTTTTTCAGCATAATGAACTGGGAAAAACTAAAGAAACACAATTACCACAATGATCCGGTACCACACATACATGCTGTAGGTATATTTGATATAAAGGAGTATGACCGACTCTATGAAAATCAAAACAACCTAGAGCATCAAATCTGGAAAGAATTTGACCAAAAATACAAAACAGGATTTGAATTCAAAGAGGACATTACAAACATCGACTTCAAAAAAGAAGTTATAGCCCTTTGGTTTTTCAAAGAGAGAACAGACCGAGGGTCTGCTCCAGACATAGATGTTGCTGGAAAATTAATACCTTATTTTCCAAACACCTTTGTGCTAACAGAATGTAAAGATATAAAAATAAGGAACAATAAGAACAAATACATAAGACGACCGTTTATACAACTAGACATCAACAAAAAACAGTTTGACCAAATATGCCATCGTATCAACATCAACTAGAAGTATGGAATAAGTTTTACAATTGGTGCAGGCCGCACATACCTAGGAATGAAGCAAGTGTGGCATTGGACATAGGTTGTGACACTTTTGGATTTGCAAAAAGCATGGAACACGACTTCAAACACATACACTGTTTTGATTTTCGACACAGAGAACAATTCCTAGCCGGATCTGTAAAAGATCTATCAAAGTTCACTTATCATAATGTAGGATTAGGTGAGAAAGAGGACATAAGATTTACTAAACCCGGTGTGGGCAGAATTAAAGAAAGAGGAAGCCTACAGATAAAGATTCAAACATTAGACAGTTTTAATTTTGACAATGTTGCTTTCATAAAGATCGACACAGAAGGCTATGAAAAGAAAATACTGATGGGCGGCGAACAAACTTTAAAAAGAAACAAACCCACAGTTGTGATCGAACAAAATCGTGGAGATTTTGAGGCACAAAAACTATTAGAGTCTTGGAATTTCAAATGTGTAGGTATATGGGAGGTTCGTGGTAAACCACATGATTATATCTTCATTTCAGATGCTGTTTAAGTAGCTCAACATCGGCCATCAAGTGCCTATTGCGGACCATAGTCCAAACCCAGTCATCTCTTTCTGCGATACGCAAATTACCCCTGACCTGTTTTGCCGTTGAATCAAATAGTTTCTTAGCCTTGACCTCAACATGTGGCAAGAGCACACAACGATTCAGTTTTCGGGAAACTTTTTGGGTGTATGTGTCAACATAGAAATGCCAAAACATCGGAGGTGCTAGATAACCTAAAATTTCTATCCATCTCCTGTGTACGAAAAAATGAGGAGCAGGGCATGGCTCGTCTCCTATCCATACTGGTTTGTTGATGTCTCTGTATTTGTCTCCGTGATTCTTCTTCAGTCCTCTACCGTCGTTGGGGATCACCATCGCTATCTTGTCTTCGTACATATCAAAAATTTTCTGGACCTCGAGATCCCAGTCCGGCGTGGTAAACTGTACATCATCGCCGGCCAACATCAATATATCACCTTGGCTCTGCTTTGCTAATTTGTTCCAACTAAAGCACGTGCTCCTGTTAGGACCAATATCATAATATGTGGGGTCTAAATTTTTTTTGTAATTTTCTAATTCGGGATCGTCGTCGTTTAGATAAAATTTATACTCGATCGGAATGCTACCGCTTGCCGTTGATTTTATAGAGCCGACCATCCTTTTTGAAAACATAGGTCTACCCCTGCTTGGACAGATTATTGAGATCATATCAACTTGTTCTTCCAGGTTTCTGGAGTGTGCTCATTGATGATTTCCAAAGGCAGATGATATTGGAATTTTTTAGTGCCCCTTGTCCTGATGTATTCCGCGGTCTTCTTGACCGCTTGTCTCATGTTGGTCGAAGTTTTATATCCTAACAGTTTCCTTGCCTTGTCAGAGGAACAAGTGGCCAGTTTTACTTCCTTGGGCCTGTCCTTGTGATGTATTGGGTCTAGGTTCACTCCTGTTTCGTTGGCACACGCTTCGGCCAATTCGTTTATTGTCACAGGCTCTTCATCCGGGCCTATGTTGATCACTTCTCCGACAACGTTGTCTTGGAACGCTAACGCGTTGAGACAATACAGGCAGTCATCTATGTAACTAAAACATCTTTTCTGTTCCCCATCACCGTACACGATGGGTTGCTTTCCTTGTAGCATCCTATTCAACATTATCGACATAACGTTCCTGAATGGGTCGTCGTACTTCTGCCTAGGTCCCACAATGTTGTGCGGCACGGCAATCACATATTCCACACCGTGTGTTTCGCATAAATTTTTCAACACGTCTTCACCGGCTTTTTTTGCTATACCGTAAGGGTCCTGTGGCCGGCATTCATATGTTTCTTTGTATGGTATGTCGTCATGATGTCCGTATCTTGCCATGCTCGAGCAATACACAATCCTTTTTACACGGTTTCTGATTGCCGCTGTGATCGTTGTGACACTTGCTTCAAATATATTCCTGGTCACAAGCACGGGCGAAAACACAGATAGTCCTTCATATGCCGTGGCGGCCGTGTGATACACGATGTCACATCCTTTCATTGCTTTCGTAAGATTTTCTAGATCACAGCAGTCCACTTGATGGAACTCAACATCCTGTGGCACGTTATCAGTGTATCCACCTATCATGTTGTCATTACCAGCAACACTGTGTCCCTGTGACAACATAAGATCTGCCAAATGCGATCCTAGGAATCCTGCCACACCTGTAATAAAGATTTTCATTTTACCTATTTAAGTTTCTAACCATTTGCTATATTTTTTTTAGAACAAATTGTTCGTATTTTGTTTCAATAATGTCAAACTCGTTGTCTGCGACAAAATCGTCTACTGCTTTGATAACACCATCTTTCCACCACTTTCCTTTTTTATAATCGTCACCAATGATATAACCCCCTGGTTTTATTTTTTGTCCAAAGTTTTCTAAATCAGATAAGACCCCTTGATAAGAATGATCACCATCTAGATACATCCAGTCAAAAAAACAATCTTCAAAAAGTTTGACAGCATTGAAAGAGTAATCTCTTATAATTTTTACACTTTTATCATTTTGGAATTTTTGTTTCACAAATTCGTACCGTTGATCTAGTTGTTTTTGATTAAATTGTTTTCCATATATAGCATTTTCGTATTTTGGATCCTCAAACACTATCCAAGGATCCACAGCATAAAAAAGTTTTGGTTTACACGTATCAATTAATATTTTTGAAAATTCTCCTAAATGGACTCCTATCTCTATTCCCACGGAATCTGTACTAAAATATTTTTCTATTAGTTTAGTTCGCACGATAAAATACCTTGTCGGGCCAGTGTTCTAGCAATAACTTATATCCTTTTTGTTTTAGGAAATTGACACATTCCTGATTGCTACTACCGTATTTGTTAGTGTTGCTGTTCAGTTCTATCATGACAAATTTGTTTTGTTCTAGTGTCTTTTCAGCACCTTTCAGTACTTCCATCTCATAGCCTTCCACGTCAATTTTGATCATGTCTACATTTTGGTATTCTAGACTGTCTATGGTCACCATCCTGATATCCCCGTCGCCCGCTATTCTTTTTGATTGGGTGAAATCGTCGTTGGTGAGTCCTATTAATTTTTCTTGGGAACCAACCGCCTCCCTCCTGGGATCACAATTTATGGTACAGTTTTTTGTCAGACATTCAAAATGTGTTTTGTCTGGCTCAAACGCTATTATCTTTTTGGCGAAAGGTTCCATTGCTTTTGCCCATGTTCCACACCACGCACCTATGTCCAATACAGTTTTAAATGATTTATTTTGTATTTTACAGTATTCTATGAATTTCAATAGGCAGGCATTCTGTGTAAACTTTCCTGTCTGTTTCCATTTCTCGATGTGTATATCATTGCTGGGCACCCATAAACCATTGACTTTTTCTATTTTCATAATATGCCCTTGTCCATTAAAATTTCCACCGCCTTACCGTTTTTGATCTCTTCCGGTGTGAACTGTTGGTAGGCCAAACTGTAGAGCCATTCCTCCGGTCCACCATAGTAGGGATTTTCTATGTCGGCGAGCTCTGTGCCTGCCACATCGGTGGCAAAACTCTTTTCATGACAGAACACCGGCACACCTTCACAAATGGCCTCCACGGCGGCTATCGAGCAACTTGTAACCACACACCAAGCATCTTTGAGATCCTCAGATAGGGGTACCTTGGCCTCACTCGGACCTGACGTACCCCTGCCCCTAGGCTTGTGTCGAAGTTTTATAGGTCTGTCCGTGTACCTCTTAATTTGTTCAACAGTTTCGTTCGTCCAGTTGGGTCGATCTATGTAAGAATTAATGCCTGGAGAACTAGGGCACACCAACACGTATTTGCCTGAAAACGACGGCGCCTTGATTTTTATTCCAAACTTTTCAAACCTATCTGATTTACAATGTCTGATATAATGCGCATGGATGGCATTCTTACACACACGCCAATAATGATTATCGGCTTTGAGATCGCTGTTATTAAATCTGCCAAAATATGGTGTGTCAGTGAACCAGTATTGGTGGTTTCTCGATTCCAACTTCTTGACCATCTCCCTGTTGTTGCCAACAAACCCCCAAAACATAGAGTTAGGGATCGGATCTGTTTCGATGCTGTTATCTAATTTTTGTATCTGATCCGGCCAGGAGTTTTCAAACCCCGAAAAAACCTCCCACGCTTTGCTTGCCTTATTACTAAATGGTGCGTAGATTGTTAACATCTATAAACTCTCTCAGTTGCTTTGCCCATTCTATATGCCCCTGTGAACTTGGGTGTGGATCTTGTGGACTAACAATCATTTTATTGTCCATCACATAATCATAATGACTGCTGTCAATTTTAAAGAAACGTTCGCTATCTATTTTTGTTTTGAAAATCTGTAGATCCTTGTTGTTCGTCTGTGTCTTGTTTGGCAACGCATTGTACATCACATAGGGGATCCTGTTGTGTTCGAAATAAGTTTGAAGATCAACCACATGGTCAAGGAATCGCATCTCGGCCTGTTGATCAATGTCATACCCCAACTGGCCATTGACAAATCTCAAATTATCGGCTGTTTTCCATGTCCTCCACGTGGAGTCCATTCCTGGTATCCTACCCTTCTTCCAACCATCGTTGGTGAGGTAATCGTGT